TCTATCATTCCCAAATCATTACGTAATAAAACACCCAGGGAAATAGAACAGGAGTTGGAACAACAAGCAACTAAACAACAACAAGATTCTGACAGAAGACAACAGATTGCAAGAACAAGAGCTGGCTTGACATCAGCTGGGCCAACATTTGATAATATTATGTTACAAGATGCATTGTCTACTACAGTGGATAGACAGGCAGCAACACAAAGCAGAATTGGAGAAATAGCTTTCAATCAAAGACTCCAAGAGCTTGACAGATTGAAATCTGAATTGCAAGCACAGCAACAGTCAGAGTTTTTGGACCCACGACTTCTCAAAGATATAGTAGATCAAATTCAAAGACAAACTCGTGTTTTGAATAACAGTATACAAAATCAATAATATCGATCTTCTAGTTTAAAACCATCTAAATATAACAAAAGAGTACGGGGAAACTTCCTACAAGCATGGCCTGGCGAAAATATTTTACCACAGTGCCCAGTCAAGCGCAGATGACAAGGCGCCTGGAGCAAATAAACAGAGAAAACAGCAAAGCTGGCACTAGCCACAAATTCAGTAGCTATCTGCCTGAAGTTTATGCTGGTGCACCCAACCGTATTGAACGATATGTGCAATATGATCAAGCAGATTTGGACAGTGAAATCAACCGTGCATTGGACACAATTGCTGAATTTTGTACACAAAATCAGGACGATGACAGACCTATTCCATTTAGATTTGTTTACAGAGGAGACTTGACTGAAACAGAAGTTGAGTTATTGAACAATGCACTGCAACAATGGTGCAGCATAAACAAATTCAATCAACGTATTTGGCGTATTTTTCGTAATACTATCAAATATGGTGATCAATTTTTTATTAGGGACCCTGAAACATATGAACTGTTTTGGGTAGACAGTGCCAAAGTTGAAAAGATCATTGTCAATGAAGCTGAAGGAAAAAGCATTGAACAGTATGTAATACGAGATCTTGATTTGAATTTGGACAACTTGACAGCCACCAATCCCACCATCCATGACAATTACAGTTTTCCTGGTGGTTATCCTCGCAGCAGCAATCCAGCAGCCGGTGCTGGCAATATAAACTATGGGCAGCCCACTACTCCTGGTGGTAGAACCAGCAGATTCTATAATCCAGCAAACAGTACAAGCATAGAAGGCGTTCATGTGGTACATTGCAGTTTGAGTGAAGGCATGGATCAATACTGGCCATTTGGATTAAGCATACTTGAAGCTGTGTACAAAACCTACAAGCAAAAAGATTTGTTGGAAGATTGTATCCTTATCTATAGAATTGTCCGCGCACCAGAACGCAGGGTGTTTTATATTGACGTGGGTCAGCTTCAAGGCCAACGTGCCATGGCCTATGTGGAAAGAGTCAAAAACGAAGTATATCAAAGACGTATGCCTAACCGCCAAGGTGGAGGATCCAGTATTTTGGACACAGCATACAACCCCATCAGTATTACCGAAGATTTCTTTTTAGCAACCAACAGTGAACAACGAGGAACAAAGATTGAAAGCCTAGCTGCTGGGGAAAATTTAGGTTGTTTCAGTCTAGATACCAAAATCAAACTATTAGATGGAAGAGATTTGAGTATCTTGGATATACAAGAAGAGATGCAAAAAGGTAACCAACTATGGACATATAGCTGTCATCCAGTAACTGGGGAAATAGCACCTGGTAAAATTACATGGGCTGGTAAAACACGTAGTAGTGCAAAAGTTTTGAAGATAACCTTGGACAGCGGTGATACAATCACTTGCACTCCAGATCACAAATTCCCCTTACGTGGAGTGGGGTTTGTGGAAGCCAAAGATCTACCTGTGGGCCAAAGTTTGATAGCACTATATACCCGCAATAAACTCTTGGACAATCATTGTAATACTGATTATACACAATACTATGATCACGTTGATCAATCATGGGAGTATGTGCATAGAATGGTGGCCAAATTTATGTGGTCACACAAACAGCACAATCAAATGTTGTTTGATAATACGTATCTAGACATGCCCCAAGACACTATTCATCACATGGATCACAACAGATATAATAATGATCCCAATAACCTAACTTGGATTAACTGGCATGATCACACAAAAGATCACACTGCTTATCAAGTTAGTTGTCAAGCTCAAAATATGCTTACACTGGCTGCTGGACCAGTTACACACAACTTCCCAGCCAATGATCCTACCCACCAAGAGTTCAAATCTATGGTAATGGGTATTCCCAATAGTGATAGTCAAAACAAGGTCAATGCAGATAGCAGTGTAAACAGACACATGCTGCTGAAAGATGTGGGAAAACAGAGCCTGCAAGATTATGGTATGATCAAAAATTATGCAAACACAATGAATCATAAGATCATCAGGATTGAATACTTGGAAGACACCATGGATGTGGGCACGCTCACTGTGGACGGTGATAATGAATTTCATGATTGGCACACATACGCGCTAAGCGTGGGGGTATTTGTTAAAAATTCAATAGACGATTTGAGATATTTCAATAATAAACTGATCAGAGGTTTGGGAATCCCCAGTAGTTATCTGCCTTCAGGTCCTGATGATGGCACAGCTGTCTACAGTGATGGCAAAGTGGGCACTGCATTCATTCAAGAATACCGATTCAACAAATATTGCCAACGTTTGCAGAATGCAATCTGTCCCACTTTTGATCGAGAATTCAAATTGTTTATCAAACACAGAGGTTTGGAGATCAGTGCCAATCTGTTTGAGTTGGCATTTATGCCTCCTCAAAGTTTCAGCGATTATAGTAAACTTGCACTGGAAACAGAACGAGCCAATTTGTACAATACGGTCATGAGCGGAGATGCTGCCAAATATTTGAGTAAAAGATGGGCCATGGAAAAATATTTGGGGTTGACTGAAGGTGATATATTGGAAAATGAGCGGTTATGGAAGCAAGAAAATTCTCAACGTATGGAAACCCAATTGGGTATATCAGCCAAAGATCCAAGTCCAGTTGGACTGGGAGCAGTGGGCATCAAGCCAGAAATAGAACCTGAATTGGGAGCAGGCTTGCCTCCGCAAGAACCTGAGGCTGCTGGCCAGTCAATGGCCTCTGGTGGTCAAGAACCAATGTCTCCTCTACCAATAGAAACCACACCAACTCCTACCCCTTGAAAAATCCTACCTATCTCCGGGTGATCAACTACTGTTGGTCTAAACACCAACAGCTTCCTGCTTGTGAAGCAAGAAGCCACAGCCCTAGAGGGCGTGGTAGTTCACGCTCTAAAGGATAAATAACACATGAGCAATTTCAACATACGCACAACACGAAATCAACCAGATGGCCCCATACTGGTGAGTATACCGCAAGGTGAGAGTGACCATGCTCGCAGTAGTTTGATTTTGTTTGGTAAAAATTTCGCAAATTATGGTACCGCATTTAATGAGAATCTGGTGGGTCTCATGGAAAATTTTGCCAACATAACACCGCCGCCCAATCCCTTGGAAGGACAATTGTGGTATGACATTACCTCCAGTGATCTTAAAATCTATCAACGGGCACCACAGGGTGGCTTTGAATGGGCATTGATCAATGCAAGCAGTTTGCAAAGTATAGCCGAAAGTTTGGTGCCCAACCGGATATATGTTAGCAAAAATGGCAATGACAGCAACAGTGGGCAGAGTTGGTTTACTGCCAAAAGAACCATCAAAGCTGCATGTTTGACTGTGGCTGATCTTGTTGTGGCAGGAGCAGTTGAGCCACAACATGTGACCATATTGGTAGGCAGCGGAGATTATCAAGAAGATACACCCATAGCTGTGCCGGACGGTACCAGCATAATTGGGGATAATTTGCGTAGTGTGACGGTAAGACCCAAAACTGATCCCACCAAAAATGTGTTCCAATTGGGCAGCGGCTGTTATGTGTATGGATTGACTGTGAGAGGACATCAACTCAGTCCCAGTGCATTGGATATTACCCCCACTCCCAGTGCCTTGGATACCACAGTGTATGCTGGTGCCAACGGTAACAATCTGCCTAGAAGCACAATCCAAACTGGATTTGCGTTTACATTCAGACCACAGGCTACAATCACAGTAAGTCCTTACATACAAAATTGTAGTAGCATCAGCGGTGACTCATTCACCAACAGTGGGGCCAATCCAGGTGGCGGAGGAGTGTTGGTTGACAGTGATGACATCAGCAATTCTAGCAGGATCCACAGTATTGTGGTAGACGCGTTCACCCAAATTAATTTGGGTGGCATAGGCGTCAAAGTGGTCAATAAAGGTTACATGCAATTGGTCAGCTTTTTTGTTAATTTTTGTCAAATAGGCATTTTGTGTGTGAATGGCGGGCATGTGACTGCTCTCAACAGCAATTGCAGCTTTGGTAATTATGCTTTATGGTCTGAGGGTTATAGATTTTTAGATAACGCCCCGCAAGATGGACAACCAGGCAGTGTCAATCAAACCTGGACCCTCAACGCTGCCAACAACAAGCAATTTACTACAACAACAAACTACAAAGCACTGCCTGATCAAATTGAATACCTAACAGTGAGTGTGACTGTGGGTGGATCCCCCTATACCAGTCAAATATTTACAGTTGCTAGTGTGACTGATGGCAACAACAACAACAGTGTGATCACATTGAATGATCCTCCTCCAGTCAACAGCAATGTTACTATCAAAACAAGATTTGGTAGTTTGATTGAAGCCAGTGGCTATACCATGAGCTATGCAGGTGCTGGGATATCCTATTCAAGGTTGAGTGCCAGTCAGGGTGGCGTGGGCAGAGCTGATCCCAACAAATATACTATCTGCAAAATTGAACCCAGTATTGAATCGCCATCAGTGGCTGCTAGATATGGAAGAATTTATCATACAACCACTGATGAAAGCGGAGACTTTTATGTGGGCGTTGTAACGCCTGGTAACTATGACACTCAGACTAGCACACAAGATGTGGCAAAGCCCACTTTTAGAATCAATCAACGAAAAGGGATAATTGATGGTAGGGCTTTTTATCAAAGTATGTTTGGATTCATGGCACCACTAGTATTGGCCTTGACCAGAAGAACAAAATAACAATTGGGAATCAACAATGGCAACACCGCCCATTTTTAAATTCAAAAACACCAAAACACGAATCACATCTGCTAATACTGCGCAAATGGTTTATGGCGTTATTGCCTACAATGGCCAAGGCAACAGTTTAGACAGTGGTATAAGTCCTGCTGATGTAAGTTCAGTAATTTTGACTGTGCAGATCAGCAATTTACTAGCACAAAATGTGTTGCTTACTGTGAGTGTGATCAATGCCAGCACTACTCGTGTATTAGTAAATGACTACCCATTAATACCCTACAATGCTTTTGATCCTTTGAGCGGTAATTTGGTGATGACCCAGGGAGATCAACTTTACGTAGAATGTAGTGTAGCCAACGCATGCGATGTTGTAGTCAGCTTGTTAGAAATTGCCAATGCAACTGCCAACTAAACAGATAGGAAACGCACATGCCCAAATTACTTGATAATCGACTGATTGGATTTGATTTAGCTGATGTGGCCACACGTTCCTATTCCGGAGCCATACCAGGCAATGTATTGCAGGTGGCCGCCAATGGGCAAAGTTTACAATTGGGTCCCAGCATCACAGACATGCAACAAACGCTCACTAGTAAAGAGGCAGAGTTGCAGAGAAGTGGTATCAGCCTACAACAATATTTGTGCGGCAAATGGACTGATTGTACTCCCAGTGGATATTTTACGTTTATTACTGATATTGCTTATGGTGCAGGTAGATTTGTTCTTGTGGGCAGGGATGCTAGCGGGCCTGTAATAGCTGTGTGTGCAGTCAGCAGTGGCGTTCCAGAATCTGGTACCAGTCTAGCAGCTCCAACCATTGGTTGGAGTATTATTCATAACAGCACTAGTCCCATACTTGCCATGAGCAGTATTCCCTATTTGTCACAGATTATTTTTGTACAAAATCAATTTGTATTGTGTGGCGGCAATGGGGGAGTGCTCACTAGTCCTGATGGGTATACATGGACTCAACGTAGGTTGGGTGCCAACAACGGTAATGAACTGTTGATGGGTCTTGCTTGGAGCCCTGCCAGTGGATACGTGTTTGTGGGCGCTATTGTCAACAATTATGTGGACAGTCCATTGGTTGCTCCTGGTGGTATAACGGTCTATAGTTCTGACTTGAATTCATTTCAAACACTTGCCACTAGTGTTTTGGGCAACACAACACCTGTGATTAATGTCACCTACGGAAAAAACAAATTTGTTGCAGTGGGGGGTAGTACTCTTGCAGCAAATCATATTGCTAGTAGTTCCGATGGGGTGAACTGGTCCATAGGACCCAATGCTGATGCAATTGCTAGGGATTATATGACAGTCACCTATGCATTGGACAAATTTGTTTTGGGCACAGGTAATCTTTCAGGATCTGCCAACATATTTTTTAGTGCTGATGGTATAAATTGGACGTTGGCAAATCAGACCAACAGTTACACGGTGTTTAATATCAACTATGGTAATGGTGTTTTCATAGCTGGTGATCAGAATATGAAATTAAGCAACGATAGTATAAACTGGAGTCAACTATTAGATCCTAGATTAAGTCGTCCAGCTGGCAGTCATTATTACACAGCCTGTTGTTATGGCAATGGCCTGTTTCTTGTGGGCACAAGTGATGGATATGTGTCTCGGTCGCAAGTATCATGGGAAGTTTTTGGATCAACTACAAGCAGCGGCGGTGGTGGGTCTACCCCCACAACAACTCCCACAAGTTCAGGCAACAACACAAGTTGGGATATCGTAGGCAGCATGGTGTTAGCATATGTAATAGTAGGAACTCCTGAGGGGTTTGCATATACAAGCGGAAGTGAAGTAACAGGCAATCAATTATTGTTCAATCCTGCAGCATGGGCAAGTTATCCAGGAAGTAGCACAAACACAACATTTCAATCAGTCACTGGTACATGGCGGTTGTTGGGATCCATGGGCAATTACATTGATGGCGGAGTGGGCTATCGACTGGGCATGTGGCAAAAAATTTCAAACTCCTAAATAAGCACATGAAGATCTTGGAAGTTGACGCAACCTATTATACACCAGAGGATGACAAATACAGTCAAGCTCAATTGAGTGACACTAGACGTCCTCGTTTGACACTTGCACACCTGAACAAGCTCAAAAAAATGCGAGCAGCCAGGCAATTGGAAAACCTGGTTCGCAATGATACACTTCAATTAATGTATGGCACTCCTGAACAAGGACTTGCACCTCCTGGACTTTGATCTCCTAAATTAGCGTTTTTTTTTTGGATTTTGGCTAGAAAAAACAGTAAAACCTGTTCAATTGTTAAATAAACCTTGAGTCTGACCATTTACCAACAAGGAGAAACTCATGGCAAACAGTAAACTGATGAAGGTCATGGAATACCTCATCAATGAACAGGAAGACAAAGCTCAAGAGCTATTGCATCAGATTTTTATTGAAAAGGCTCGTGCAATTCATGAAGAAATGATGCATGATCAAGATCTTGATGAAGTGCTCTTGGGCGGAGATCAAGAGGAGGATTTTGAAGAAGAAATTCGAGTTCATGACGATGAAATTGACAGTGAAGAGCACTATGCAGAAGACATGCATCACATGGATGACGATATGGACATGGATGCAGATGCAGTGGAAGATCTGGGAGATGAGCTGGAAATTTCTGACGAAGATGCCGATGATGTTGCTGACACAGACGAAATGGATGTGGAAGTAAGCATGGATGATGATCATGACGAGGAAGATCAACAAGAGCATGATAATGAAGATGATGATGAAAATTTTGAAGATTTGCAAGACGCTCTAGAGCAGCTGAGGCAAGAATTTCAAGCCCTCAAGGCTGAAGTAGAACATGATCATACAGCTTCAGATGATCATGCAGATAAAGATGTAGAAGAAAGCTGGGAAGCTGACTTGGACGAAGAATTTGACAGTTTGAGTGAAAATATTGATCTGGAAACTGTAAGCGTAGCCAAGGGTGGAGAAGTGGGCAGCGGCAAATTTGCTCGTGCTGAAGTCAGCACACACAGTCCAGTTCCCACCAGCCAAAAAGAGCAAATGGGAGCCCGTCCTGTGGTCACTGGCAAGGGTCCACATGCAAGCGGTTATGATCTACAATCGGCACCCAAAAGCGAAAGCATGGGCGCCAAAGCCAGTCGTAAAAAGGCTCAAGATGGTATGAGTGCTGTGAGCAAGGAAGGTGACAGCAGTGCAATGCTAAACAAAGCCACCAGCCAAGGTTTTGGAAGCATGAACACACGCAGTCCCATCAGTGGTCACTGACCAACTTTGGCAAATGTGACCAGGTCACATTTGCCAAAAATGTTGCCTTTTGGCAACAGAAACAACACAAACCTGTTGAAATTTTTAAATAAATTTTGATTAACAAAGCCCTGGAAAACAAATGGCACAGATATTACAAGAACACTTGAGATTTGATGACGCTGGTTTAAAACTGGTTCAGGAAGGTCATGATGGCAGTCCCAAAAATCTGTTCATGGAAGGCATTTTCATCCAAGGTGGTATCAAAAACCACAACGGGCGAGTTTATCCTGTGGACCAAATCCGCAGAGCAGTAGATGCAATCAACCACTGTTGTCAAAAAGACAATGGTGTGCCAGGTGAATTGGATCATCCCCAAGAACTACAAATACATCTGGACAGAGTCAGTCACAACATTGTCAACATGTGGATGGATGGACCCAATGGTATGGGCAAGTTAAAACTATTGCCCACACCATGCGGAGAAATTGCACGCACATTGTTACAGAGTGGTGTCAAATTGGGAGTAAGCAGCCGCGGCAGCGGCAATGTGGACAACCTGGGCAATGTGAGTGATTTTGAAATGTTGACTGTGGATATTGTGGCCAAACCTTCAGCTCCCAGTGCATATCCAGTACCTGTATATGAAGCACTACAACATGGAAGGTTGGGCAACAACATCATGGACCTGGCTGAAAGTGTGCGCAATGATGCTCTTGCACAAAAGTATCTCAAGCAAGCGCTGCTACGCTGGGTTGATGAGTTGAAGATTTAACAAGGAGATCAAGATCCTATGGAAAAAAACCTACAAGAACTTCTTGAAAGTCAAGTATTGGGAGAAGAAGCCCGCACTGCACTTCAAGAAGCATTTGCTGAAAAGCTCAAACAAGCAGAGCAAAAGCTGGAAGAAAGCTACGCACTGCGTTTTGAGCATGAAAGAGCAGTTCTTGTGGAAACCATTGACACAATGCTCAGCGATGTGATCCGCAAGGAACTGGAAGAGTTTGCTGAGGACAAGCGTTCAGTAGCTGCTCAGAAAGTCAAACTGGCAGAATCTCGCAGACAAGCCAAACAAGTCTATGAACAAAAACTCAACAAAAATATTCATTTGTTGGAAAAATTCATGCTCAAACAAATTACGCATGAAATCAATGAGTTCCAAGACGATAGAAAGCAGCTTGCCACTCAACGTGTGAAAATGGCACAAGAACTTAACGAAAGCCGTGCTCAAACACAGCAGGCCATGCAACAACAGATCAGCCGTTTGGAAAACTTCGTGCTCAAACAATTGAGTGAAGAAATTCAAGAATTTGTTGCTGACAAACAAGCCCTAGTAGAACAGCGTGTGAAATTGGCCAC